GGGTTCAAACGTCGTGACCTGTTGGACTTCAACAGGATTGTCATCGAGAGTATAGCCAGCCTCCCCATCGCCCGTATATCCGCGCTGGTAATAGGCCATGGACCCTACACTTGAATCCATCAGCCCATAGATGATTCGATCTGCATAAACCATCGTGATGTAAGCGTGAGGTTCAATTTCCTGAAGCTCCTCTTGGAGCGCCTGGCGTTGGTCTTGGTCGCTTTCCGTCTCACTGAGGGCGAGACGGATGTCCTCATCGCTTGGGTCCGAATCTGCCCCAATCGTGAGTGCCTTGATTCGTTGCCATAAACTCATGGCCATTCGTCCTTCCACTTTCCACCCTTTGAAATCTGGGTTGCGAACCGCAGGCGTCAAGTTTTTGTCTTTGGTAAACATTGCGGTTTGGTTATCCTTGTAGGTCACGTGGGTTTCTTTCCCCACTTTGGCAACTTTGGCCACCTCCCGCGCGTTGGGGCCTCTCCCTCCGCCCTGTCGTGACATTGCGCCTGCTTTCGCCTTCTCCAACGGAGTCTTGGCCGCAATACTTGCCGCTTGGACTCTGGCGTCAAGATCCGCCCAACTTTCGTTCTCACGTCTCATGAGACCGGCATTACCTCCACCCTCGCCACCCTCGGAGCCGCCCACCTCACCCTTGCGACCAGCATGGCCGAAGTTCCCAGAGCCGGCACCACCCGCCTCACGGATTTCCTCATAACCCTCAGCGGTGGCCAAGTAATGGTGGACTCCGCATCCCATAGCCACGCTACATGCACCAATCTTCCCTTCTGGGAGGATGGCGAGATGGTCTGGGGTAATGTGACGCCAAATCGCCTGATAAGGTTTCCCGTTCTTAATGCCCTTGGCCGCTTCCGCAACCATAAAGACCCCAACAGACACCTCAATAGGGTCAGCGGGATCAGCCGCCTCAATGCGTTCCAACGTCCGTTGGGCGTCTCCACCCATAACTTCAGCACGATCCTTGTCGATCCACGCTTCCATGGTAAGCTTCCCATCGGCAACGCGTGTGTTGAACACGTTTCCCATGGAAAACTCTTCAAGAATGCGTGGGTCGTTGGCGGAAACCTTCTGGCCTCTAATCTCCGGATGGTTCATCATCACCGGACGCCCATTCCAGCTTGGGGCGGCAATGGAAAACTCCTCGGCCAAAACCAACTCCGGCTTAGAAGAATTGACGGCGTGAAGAACACCTTCCACGAGGGCTGTCACGCCCATGACAATATGGGGACGCCCCAGATACTCCGCGGTGCGAATCTTCCCAGCCGCCGCCACGAGATGGACCTGGCGTGTCTCAGACACGGATTCCTCCGCTGCTTCAAAAATCTCTTGGCCAGAGTCCAACAGCGACTGCGTACAAATCGCTGCCGCGCTCGACATGTCATGGCCTTTGGCCATAACTTTGTCCACACAAGAGTGCCACTTCTCAGTATGATGCGGTCGGCCAGGCATTATGGCACCAGTCCTATCGTGCACCGACAGTTCGGATGGGCAGGAGGTCCACCTTCAGGGAATTCCTCTCCCAAAGGAACCATCGTGTCCTCAAGCTCCTCGCAAATGTCACAAAGTTTATCGTCTGGGGTAACAATCCAGACCATATTCTCATCTCCATTGAGATAGCCATCATCGACCGCCTGATCCCATAATTGCTTTTGGCCTTCGTTGGCGGCCGTCATCGCTTCCGTATGGGCGATTGTCTTGACTCGATCCTCATCGTCGAAAATGTCGTCCAATTCACTCCTGGCATCATCCCAAGAGATATCGCCGTCTAGCAACCCACCAATCGTTTCACGAATAGCTTTGCGCGTCGTGTCGGTAACGTCTGCCACTAGCTCCCCAGCACGTTCCTTCGCCCAAGCCACCGCCTCTGGGTTGGTTCGGTCAAACCGATACCCACGTTTAATCTGTGACGATGACTTGGATTCAGGCATTGATCACTTTTCCCGAATCGAAGGCTGATGGCTTGGTGCATCCGGAGGTTGACTTGGCTGGGCGCCTCCAGGCGTTTCGAGCGGGTCATGCTGAAGACTGATGACGCCCACGCCACCTACGCGATTGTTCATGACCGTTTCGCGGTCCAACGGACCCATCGAGGTCTGGACAACCGGCTGGCCTTCGACGGGTGCCGCCGTCAAGGGATTCGGTCCCAGCGGATTGACACTGACCTTGGGTGCGGGTTTGACTGCTTTCACGTCTGTCATTTCTATTTCCTCCCCATGTTGAGATTCCGGCCCTTCCACGGCTCTGGGATGTCATCTTCAGCATCGTCCGTCTCCCCATTCGACAAAATGAGGATATCTTTGGCCTTCCGAGACGCGCTGCGAAGAACATCCAGAGAATCTTGGATGTCTTTGTTACTGGTTCGAACAAACGCCAACTCACGGCGTATCTCTTTGAGATAGTCTGTCCACCCATCATTAAGAAATCGAACGATGTATGGAGCGTTCTGGGATCGCGCCCACTTGCGAAAGTTTTCCAGACCCAGAGTATTCGCAAAATCCCCAAGTGGGCCGTCTTCACTTGCTAGAAAGTACACCATAGGTCAGTAGCGTTTCGACAACAGCTGTTTCAAATGGGCGGAGCTTTGCACCTTGATCATCGACCCAAGGCGGAACGAACCCGTGCCGGCTCTGAAGTAAATTCGATGACCGGAATACTTGCTTGGGTCTGGGTGCGATTTATCGCGCCAATCTACCACAACGGTATGAATGGGCGCTTTGTTCTCTTTGGTCCAATCCGCCTTCCGTTCCAGAGCATCCCTTCGCATCGTGATTTTATCGTTGTCTTGCTTGGTGAGACTCTTCACCTCGATGCCTTGGGTTCGCCCACCAAATTTCGTAACCACGTCAACAGGTGCTTTGCCACCAACTTTCGTCCCACCCGTCTTCTCGTGGATCAACGCTTCGCCCTTCACGCCCCACTTCTGGGTCTTCCGGTCCCCAGTCTTGAAACTTTTCAGCGCTCGGAGTGATCGCGCATCCCGAAGTGACCCGTCTTGCTTATATTTGGGGTCACGCTCGGTTCCTTCGCTTCCCGACGATCCCCCAACTTCCCCTGGGCGACCCCCATGGCCATAATAACCAGATCCAGCGCCACCCGCTATCCTGGAGACATGGTAGAACGCGAGGGTGCCATCGCAGAACCGAACCCTCGCCAATGCCTCGCCCAAGTAAGACACAACCCCAACACGCCCATCAATGATAATCGGTTCTAGCACGCTTCCCCCAAGAGACGCAGCACTTCTTTGGCCGCTGCCGCTCTAACATGTTGGGACGCATCCAGATGCGACTTCACAAAGTTGCGAATGAGGTCCGCTGAGATCCGTTCTTTGTCGAAAGACCGACTGGTAATGACCCGATAGGGAACCGTTGACCCAGCGCCTGGGGCAGCACGTTCCGAGGTGGCCACGTCAATGGTAAAACTGTTCGCCTTCCCATACTTGAAGTCATCCGCGATCACTTTCGCTTGGGCTTCCGTGGGGACACTCTGCGCTTCGATCCCCACTCGTGGGATGTAACGAACGGTGCCTTCCTCTTTCATGATCCGATTCAACCCATCAGCCCGTTGGACACCTGGGTAGACTTGGGACACGACCTCCGAATGGTTATCGGCAAACGCCTTCTTAATGCGTGTCCCATCCTTGAGGATAAAGCCTGTCTTGTCTGGGTCCGTCGTGGTGCCTGCCGATTTCTTCAGTTCCTTCTCCTTGGAGCTAAGACCTTCACCCTCCCCAGACCCACCAACCTCACCAGGACGCCCAGAATGCCCAAAGTTTCCGCTCCCAGGACCGCCCATCGCTCTATGGGCGATGGCGGAGCGCAAGAGGACCAATGTGGGCTTGTAGAAGCCCTGGGATGTTCGCATCAAAGGCGAATGCATCAAGTTGGTTGCCGCGGCATCTCCACCATCGCCCAAGGTCTGGAGCAGAAGGTCTTCCAACCCATCATGGAGATTCTTTTCAAACGTCTCCATGACCTGAGACATCCGCTCCTCGATGGCCATTTCGTCCTTGGGGAGTTCCCCAAGACGCCCCAACGCCTTCTTGAAGGCTTTCTGGACGTGTGTTTCCAGCGCTGGGCGATTGGCATCAGCCGCTTGCTGGACCCGTTTCCACCCAGGCGTCTTCTTCGCCCGAAACGCACGAATGCCTTCCACTCGTCCCACGAGCGTTTGGGCAATCGCGTAGGCGGCGCTAGACTGCACTCAACGCCTCCACCACCAAGTTCTGAGCAAGCTCATAGTCATCCGCTTCTAACGCTTCCGCGAGGGCGTGCCCCAACGCCGCAGTCAGTTCTTTGGGCGACGGTTCCCCATCGTCCTTGGCAGGCGTCCCAACGCCCTTGGGCGTCAGCCCCGTCTTCTTGAACGCAGCCTGGGCTTCTTCAAGCTTGGCTTGCTTCTTGGCCAACTCATCGGCAATCTGCTTCTCGGTCAACGGCTCCAAGCGAAGGATCTTGTCGCGAATCTCCGTGGGAGTGATAATCGTCTCCCCCGCCGCCACGTTGAGGTTCGCAGCACTCGTGGCCAACGCCATTCGCTGGGCTTCGTTCAAGTTCTCCATCTCTGGCCATCGGACGTAGTACTGGGCTGGCTCTGGGAGCGTCCCAAGCTTGATAAGTCGGTCCACAAACGGCCTGACCACCGAGGGTCCAGCAAACTCATTGCGCCGGTCTTCCACGCGGTCATCGTAGTTGCTCTGGTCGGTGGTGGAGGACAGTTCACCTCGTTCCGAGCCCATGAGAATTCGTTGGGGTATCCCAGTCGTAGACGCAATCAAGTCCATGATGGACGCGACTTGGTTCCCAAAGGAGGAAACTGATGACCCCAAATCTTGAATGTCTACCCCACGTGTGGTAAGTACACGGCGGAGTTCATGAGTATACTCTTCAATCTGGGTATGCAGTTCCGCTTTCTGGGCATCCGTGGGGACAGGAAGGGTGGGATCCAATTTGATCTGTTTACCCCCATCCACCCGTTTCCAGAACGCCTCGCTGCCGCCCCCAACAACCTTCATCAGGTCATCGAGGTAGTTCCAAACTGCCTCAAGACGTGGCGGCCCAAACAACGGATGATCAAGCGCACCCTCAGCGACGTGGATGGCGCGACTATGGTGCACACGTCCGGTGAAAGACATTGGACGTGTGGAGGTACTCTGGGTATAGTTGACGGTGTAATACTCCGGGTGTCCATAGCGTTCATCCGTTGGGACGTTGACCAACGAGTCGATGGAAATATCCCGCTCCGAGAATGTCGCCAGATACTTCAGTTCCTGGGGAGGGCACGACTCCAGCGGCTCATCGAATCGCCCAGGCGCTCCCAAGAGGATGATACTGTAATGCCCCAGACCGGCAAGAATGTCAGAGCGTTGGAATGTCTGCCAGAGACGCAGCCGATTGTCCAGGTCAACGCACGCCTTCTCAAATGGGGTGGTCTTGTCGGCGTCTTCCGTCTCCACTAATTCCGCGCCACCGCGCCAGGTGCTCTTTGGGAACGTCTCCACAATCCGCTTGGCGATGCCTCCACGACGGTAGCGGTCCCAATAGTCTTGGGGACGAAGGATGGGGCGATAGCCCAACGCCCGATAGATGTCCCGCTTGGTCCCAAAGGTGGACCCAGAGGTGTCGAGGGACATTCGACTCACCAACGTAGAAATCGCAACGCGGAAGGCTACATCATCCATCACGGCGTGTGTACCTTGATGTTACATCCCATAATCCAAGCGGACAACGTCAAGAGTCGAACCCCAACCCACTGGCGAATCTTCCACCGAGTTTGCCCAGTAATCTGAACATTCAGTGTAAGGTGCTTCATCACCGATTGGAGCGAAATC